CAAATGATTGTTACAATCGTGTTACAAACACTTGCTTTGATTGGGATACAATTGCCGATCAATTTGACGGTGTGTTCCAGGGGGTTATTGCCAAGGGGGAGGAGGCTAAGCCGCAGATTGTCAAGCCTAAAGCAAAGAGAAAAAAGAAAAAGCAATAAAAATATTTACGTTGTGGCCGGGCTCCCGAAAGGGGGCCTATTTTTTATGGGTGTAGTCGCAAGATGAGACGCACATAAGATGCACAGAAACAGAGAATAGAGCCCTTTTTACTTAGCCGTGACGTAAATGACACTTTGATAAAGGGTGTAATGTTTAAAAGTTTGCAGAAAAATATTAACATAGAAATAATGACACTTTTATCAACAGTGTCATTTAGCTAATATCGAATTGAAAAGGCACCTACCCATATGGCAACGCTTCGCAAGTGGATTGATGCGCGACCGCATTAAGGGCGATGACCTCTTGTCGGAGACGATTCTCAAGATTCTCGAAAATCAGTCCGATAAGTTATGCCAACTTGCTATCGATGGGGGTCTCTTCGCATATGTCAACCGGTCTCTTTATCTGATGGCGATAGACAAGTCGAGTCGATACGGCACCAAATACCGCTCGTTTGAATCTCGATGGTTAGCCGAGTCGACCGCTCACGAAAAGGAACGTGATGCGCCTTGGTTAGGTAGCCGGCTCGACAATGAATATCTCGATGCATACATCTCATTAATGCCGGAAATCGATGCGACTATGCTCCGACTTTATATGATGACCGATTTCAGTTATCAAAAGTGCTCAGAGGAGACCGGCATCGAGGTCAAGACCCTATATAAGTTAGTCGAGAACGCAATAAATAAAATCAAACGCAATGTTCATCAACTTTAATGTGCCCATAGGAGTCCGCAAGGAACGATTTGACACTTGCCGAGGATGCAAGTATTACAAGGCAAGCACCCATTCGTGCGGCACCAAGTTCATCGGTGATAAAATCGAGGAGGATAATGACGAGAATATTGTCACATACTACCGGCGCAAGGCAAGATTGTGCGGGTGTGATATGCGACTCAAGACTTGGTTGCGACTCGCCGATTGCCCGCTCGGCAAATGGGGCAAATATAAGTTGACCGATGACGATGTCGAGCAACTCAAAGCATTCCTTGACTCACTACCGAAAACCGGTAGCATCAACGACCCCAAGGTCATCACCGAGATAACGAATTGGTTCAATAAGATGAGCGACCAAAAAATCGGATGCACCTCGTGCAATGCGATGACCATACTCAAAGAATTAATAAAATGAGCAATTTTGTACCAAAAGAGGGGTTCGGAGCGTTATTCCGTAACACTAAGAAATCAGAGGATAAGCAACCGGATTATCGCGGCAATATCCAAATCAAAGGCGAGGCGTTTATTTTAGTCGCTTGGGTTAAGGAGGGGAAAAACGGCAAGTTTCTATCGATGAAAATCGAGGCGCAAGATATGACCGACCGCAAACCGACTAAAACCGAGGGCGAGAATGAAAGTGATGACTTACCGTTCTGAGTGCAAGCATCGGGAGCCGGATAACTTGGGTTATCGTGACTTTATCGATGATGCGATTAAGCGAGTCGATAATGGCGAAAAGCAAGTGATGTGCCCCGTATGCAAGCGATTTATTTGGGAATCCTTATATACTATCGAATGAGCACCATCGAGACTATCTTGTCGCTTGTTAATCCTCGTGACCACAAAAAAGCACTCATCGCGATGCATCCAATGCTCTTGCCGGATGTTCGTGATGAGGTTGCTTTGCGCATTGCCAAGTATGATGAGCAAGAGAAGAGCATCGATTTGACCTTTGAGCATATCAGCGAGTGCGTGTCGATGTTTACCGGTGTGCAAGATATACCGATGACCATCAGCCGGAAGAGGCGCGAGGTCATCGCGAGGCAAATGCTAATCTTTTGCGCTTGCGCCGAATTGGTCGGAACCAAAAAACTGACCTTAATGCAACTCGGCGGCTACTTTACGAACAAGTATAATCACGCTTTGATTATCCATTGCCGGAAGAGCATAGGCGACTTGTATCACACCGATAAGTCATTGCGCGATGATATGGATAAGATAGCGGAGTGCTTGTATCATAACGGATTAATATACACTAAGGTATGCCTAAAATCGACAATCTAATCAATGTCAAGGATGATGCAATGGTGCATCGCGAGTTGCTTGAACTTGACCCTCCGAAAATCAGCGCAAAAGAGCATCGCAATTATGCGGCGATGATTCGTGAGTTGCACCAAGAGCGACTCGAAAAGTATGCACTCAAGAGACGCATATCTCAAGACAAGGCAACAAACGAGTTGATGCGTTTGCATACCGAGGGCGTTAACATCGCGAGTCATATCTCATTCATCATCGGGGTGCCTCACAATAAGTATATGAGCCGGCTTAAGCAATTACACGAAAATAGTTGGTTCATCAGATGATTGAATTCTTGCCCAAGCAAGTCGAATGTCTCAAAGCACTCGCGACCGATTCCCCCTTTGAACTCGTGCTCTTTGGAGGGGGTGCCGGCGGGTCGAAATCGTTCATCGGATGTGCTTGGCAGATTCAACGTAGGTTGAAATATAAAGGCACAAGAGGACTCATAGGTCGCTCGAAATTAGATACGCTAAAAAAGACCACACTTAAAACGTTTTTCGAGGTCGCCGGTATGTTCGGACTTGTTGCCAACAAGCATTATCAATTCAATGCTCAATCGAATGTCATCCTATTCGCGAACGGGAGCGAGATTCTACTCAAAGACCTATTCGCTTACCCATCAGATGCGAATTTCGATTCGTTAGGGTCGCTCGAAATTACTGATTATTACATTGACGAGTGCTCTCAAGTCAGCAAAAAAGCGGTCGACATCGTGCGGTCGCGTGTGAGGTATAAGTTGAATGAGTATAACCTTGCGCCCAAAGGATTGCTCACTTGTAATCCATCAAAAGGATGGTTATACAATGAATTCTATGCACCTTGGACGACTGATGAGTTGCCGCCTTATATGGCATTCATTCAAGCGCGTGCGATTGATAACCCACACTTGCCGCCATCATACATCGAGACCCTCTCAAAACTACCGGAGGTCGACCGCAAACGCTTGCTCGATGGCGATTGGAATTTCGATGACTCGAATGATGCCATATTCGCGACCGATGATGTGCTTAGATGCTTCCGGCAAGCGGAGGATGCCGGTGAGTTGTTTATCACCGCCGATATCGCTCGCCTTGGCAAAGATAGGTCGGTGATTGGATTATGGCGAGGACTCTCGTTGATTCAAGTCATCGAGTTGCGCCGGAAGCGTATCACCGAGACCGCCGATGCAATTAAGAATCTTGCGAATCTCAAGTATGTCAAGTTGGGCAATATCATCATCGATGAGGACGGGGTCGGAGGCGGTGTGTGCGACCTTATCAAAGGCACACGAGGATTCCGCAATGGTTCCAAAGCGGCGCATCCGGAGCGATTCGTTAATCTCAAGGCAGAGTGTTATTTCAAACTTGCCGAGTTCATTGAATTCGGTCGTGTGATATTCCCCTCTGAGTTCAAAGATACCATCGTGCGTGAACTCGATATGATTCGCCGCAAGAATCCGGAGGGTGATAGCAAGTTGACCGTCACCGGCAAGGATGAGATTCAACGGATGCACGGATTGTCGCCGGATTACGCTGATATGATTATGATGAGGATGTTTTTCGAGTTATTTCCGAATTACGGGCGATATTCATATGTCTGAAAAATAGTTTTTCAACACCGAAACCCGCGTCATTATTGAGTTTATCGCAGTTATTAACATTGCGCGATGAAAATAATTTCATCCAAATGTCGAACGTAGCAAAAGTGCGACATATATTTGCCCCATCAATAACGATAACAACTCAAAAATCAAAATTATGCAAACGCAACGCTTCAAAACTAATTCCGGTTCTTTTCAGAATCTAATGATGTCAAACAACTCAACTACTCCAATCGTTGGCGAGTATTGCACCGAGATGCTATACACCGACCGAAACGTATGGTTGGTGCGTGAGGTGTCGAAAGATGGTAAAACTTGCAAGATTGAATCTTGCAACCCAACTAAATTAGACCATTATGATGGTTATGGTTCAGAGTTTGAACCAACCGGTCACGTTATCACCTTGCGTTGGAATCGCAATGCGTGGAGGCACGTTCGCACCGAGTATTTTTGGAGCGATGAGTTTATGACCATATTGAGCGCAGAGGAACGCGCCAAGGTACGCGAGATTGGTTATACCGCATATATTCGCGAGTATTGCCCAAGCGTTTACAATGCCATTTTTAACGAGGATATGGAATTAATTGCCCCATTCGCCGGCATCGTTGAAAAAAAGACCTCTTATAATCCATTCCGCGTATTATTTGGGACTGCAAAGCATTACCGAGACCCTCATTTTTAAGTTAACCAAACCGAGGGGCGCGACTCGTCAACGCGCTTTAATTCACTCATCAACCCCAAAAATCAATCATATGTCAATCCAAGCATCATACACTCTCGTTATTAACGACCTCCCAAATCGCACCTCGCAAGTCATCGAATTCCGTAACATTCGCGAGGCATTGAACTCGTTCATTGAGCGATGTGACTCACTTGACCTCGAATATCGTGAGGATAACAATGGCAACTTTATCGCCGGCGGCATTGGTCGCGACTATCAACTTGAATTAATCAGCAATTTCTAAAACCCTTTATTCATATGTCACAAAAGACTATCACTCAAGTAATCACTCGCCCGATGGCGGTTGATACCATCACAATCGAATTACCTTACTACTGCAAACCAAAGGGGCGCGATTGGTTGTTTCATTGCATCGTTGACGAGAATACGGTGCTCAACGTTATGACCTCACCGAGAGGAGGTTTTATGAGCGTAAGCGATGAGGTCGGTAAAATCCTTAACGATTTCGACATCGAACCAACTACTCGCGAGGCATTCATTCAAGCATATGCGCAAGTGACCGATTCATTCACTAAAATCCTCCCTTACGATGGAAACAACTAAGATTGATGCACTCCAAAAGTTCAATCAACGTTTGAACTCTCAACCCTCTGATGAGGGGGTTGAGTCAACTCCCGATGGCAAAGCACGCACGCTCGTCATCAGTCACATCGAGATGACCCTTGACGAGTTATTCTTTGGGCAATGGTCGACCGAGTCATTCCAATGGTCAGCGATTGCAAATGAGGTGCAAGGTTGCATCGAATTGGTTGTCGTGCATCCAATCACCGGCGAGCGCATTAAACGCACCGGATGCGCCTCGGTCATCATAATGGTCGACCGAGTACCGGAGTCGCTTAAAAATGACCCGCAAGCACGAAATCAATGGGCGTTATCACCATCGAATAAGAAACCGAATGCGCTCGACCTCGCATTCCCGAAATTAAAATCGGAATGCCTCAAGAATGCCGCTCAATCCTTGGGCAAGATATTCGGTCGCGACCTCAACCGCAAGAATGCCGATACATATCGCCCTTTTAAGTTGCAAAAACCAATCACCGAACTACCGGCAAGTACGATGCTAACTAAGGTCAGTTAT